ATTTTCCAACAAGTAAAACGCGGTGGTTTTATCAGTAACAATCAGCGAAGCATCCGCTGGAACAGAAATGGTAGACGCGATAGCCAATCCCGAACCTCCCAAAGCCGCCGCAGAGTAGATGTTTACGGTAATGTCAGCCGCTGTTGCGCCGTCAATGTTAGCAATAACAATTGAATTAATCTTAAAAACCTTGCCACTTGATGCGGCGTTAGACGCAAGTTGCGTTGCGCTTGTACCTACAGCAACAGTAAGCGAATTACCGAGGATGCTTGTTACGTTTACGATATTTGGGTTTGCCATGATTGCTCCTTAGAATCCAAAAATCATCGCCATAGCGATGGATTTACCAGTGTTGATGCCACCAAGCGCCGTAAGCGCCGCAGAGGCAGAAGTTTGACCTGTACCGCCATTGGCAATCGCCAATGTTCCAGCCAAGGTGACTGCTCCAGAAGTCGCTGTTGAAGGCGTCAATCCAGTTGTACCTGCGCTAAAAGTTGTCACGCCACCCGCTGGAGCCGCCTGCCACGATGCGGTCGTGCCGTTAGAGGTCAACAAGTAACCGTTTGCGCCAATTGCAAGGCGGGTTGCACTGTTTGTGCCGTTACCTAGAATTAAGTCACCCGTTGTGGTAATGGGGGACAAGGCATTGAACGCCGCGCCTGCTGTCGTCTGACCTGTACCACCGCTTCCAATTGCAAGCGTTCCAGCGACCGTTACAGCGCCTGAAGTTGCTGTGGCAGGGGTAAGGCCAGTCGAGCCAAAAGAAATCGTTGTAACAGGCGCAGTAACAGCGTTTGAAGCCAACAACTTTACAGTGCCTGCGGCGTTCTTAAAATACAGTTTTTCGTCTGTAATGTTGAGCGCCAACTCACCACTGACAAGGTTTCCAGCAGAGGGAACAGCCGCCGCAGTAGTGCTGTAATACAGCGAAATCGGGGTAAAGTTTAAAGCCGCCATTAGAAGGTTCCTCCTGAGATACCGCCAGTTGTGCCCGTACCAACGGTCAGTACGCTTGTTGATTGATTATAAGAAAGGTTTGCAGATTGAGCCAGTGCGCTCGTGCTTGAGGCATATAGCACTCCACCCGCCGTATATGCCGACAAGTTGGTTCCGCCATTGGCAACAGGCAAAACGCCAGTGACACCAGTGGTCAGCGGAAGACTGGTTCCTTGATCCAAGTTATAGGTGTCACCAATTTGAATCTCTTCAATCGTGACACCAGCAATTACGAGTGGGTATCGTGCCGTCATTTTCTATTCCTCAAAATAAAGCCACATTGACTATGGTTACGCCGTTATGCAACAAAACAGGCAAGAAACCGCTTCCAACAGGGATGTTTGTTGATGCGCCGCTATGTAACACAACTGGCAAATATGTTGGATTCAAATCCCAAAACGGGGCCGTGCCATTTGATTTCAGCACCTGACTGTTTGTGCCAATTGGCAATTTTGACAATGTTGTAGCCCCAGTGGCATACAACAAATTACCAACTGAGTACGATGACTGCCCAGTTCCACCAAGATCAGCGGGAACGGTTGTCAGCGAAATTACCGTACCAGTCACATTGATTGGCGATGTGCCAGTATAAATTTGCGATGCACTGATTTGCACAAAGGTGATGTTGGTGGTGCCAAAGACGATCACACCCTGCGTATTGCAGGTATAGGTCTCACCAGCACCAGTTGTGCCTTGCTGAACAAAAAAGGTTGATCCTTCGCTCAATGTGGTTGGGCCAACAATGCCGTAGGTGTCAGTGTCAGACGAGCGAGTCAAAACCCAGTTTGTTGAGCCAGAACCTACGCTAGTCACCACATAGACGCCGTTTTGAGTGGCGTTTGTTTGGGTATAAATTAAGACACGGTCACTGACAGAAAGCGTAACTCCATCAATTACCAAAGCGGCTTGTGTGCCTGCGTTGGTCAATGTAGCGCCAACGCCGACCCCCGCCCCGCCGGGCTGGTTGTAGGTCGCATTCAGCGGAGTTGGGGACTCAACACGCACTGGCGTGTGGAAGTGAATGCCAGAAGCCACAAGACCGTCTACATACTGCTTGGTCGCTAACTGAAGTGCCGTTGTTGGGTCTTGCGTCACAGCAACTGAAGTCAATCCGCCCAATGTCAAAGATGACGCGCCCAGAGCAATTGCAGTTGTGCCAACGGTCACAGACGAGTTCGTCAAACTTGCGTTCGCAATGTTGGTCAGCGTGTTGTTTGATCCGTTGATTGTCTTGTTGGTCAGCGTTTGCGCCGCAGTGTTAGTGGTGACCGTGTCCGAAACAACTTGGGCAGAAGCCATGTTGAACGCGCCACCAGTAATTGTCTTGCTGGTGAATGTCAACGAACTTGGCAACGAGATAACGGGGGTTTGACCGCCAGTTGAAGCAATTTCGTTTGCTGTCCCAGTCACTGAAGTCACTGCACCGATGGCTGTGGCGGAGATTGAAATATTTGCGGAAGCGGTCAGTTGACCCTGCGCATTGACCGTGTAACTTGGGACTTGGGATGACGAGCCGTAAGTGCCAGCAGTCACGCCAGAGTTGGCAATTGAAATAGTGCCCGTTGAGGTGATTGGGCCACCCGTCAATCCAGTGCCAGTTGCAACCGAAGTAACGCCAGCGCCAGCGGCAATAGTTTGCCATGCGCCGTTGATGTAACCTTCAAACAGCCCAAAGTCGGTGTTGTAGCGGAACATACCGTTCACGCCAGATGGTCGTGCGGCTGTTCCGCCAACAGGCATAGTAATGCTGGCCGTGCCGGGGATTATCGGATTTGACGCAATACTGATGATTGGCGTTGTTGTGCCATTCAAAACATCAATTTGATTGGTTGTGCCGTTGACATTGGTCACCGTACCGTCGCCAGAACCAATGTTCACCCAAGAGCCACTGATGTAGCCTTCAAAGCGGTTTGTCGTAGTGTTAAAGCGGAACTGGCCGCTGACACCTACGGGCTGTTGACCAGTTGTGCCTTTGGGGACGACCACGCCACCCGTGCCGGGGAGCGTCGCGTTGTCCACAATCGAAATTGTTGGAGCGCCACCAATGCCGTCACCATTTGCAACACCGACCTGATTGGCCGTGCCTGTGATAGATGTGGCATTCAAAACACCACCCGTGGTGATGGTCATCAGGCCATTGGCGCTCAAATTTGCCAAAGACAGAACCTGACCCGCCAAACCGATGGTTGGGTTGCCTGCAATGCCGTCACCGTTGGATATGGACAGGCCAGAGCCAGTAACCGCGATAGAACGGCCTGTAATGGCCGTAGAAGAGGTTTTTACCTGAAAGCCAGTACCAGAGTTCACCAAAGACAATAAAGCGCCTGTGGTGCTGATATTGAAGAGTCCTTGCGCACCGCCGTCAGTCAGTGTCAAACCATTGGTTGCACCAAAATAACGACTGTTGGGCAACTGAGGTGTTTGGTTGACAGTCAGGTATGTGTAAGTCTGCGACGGTGAGGCGGCAATCGCGCCCGTCGTAGTTTGCACGGTCACGCCATTTTGGACGATAGGAACCGCCTCAGTGCCTGTAATGGCACCAGCGGCTGGCAGTTGGGTTATGGCGACTTGTGCTGACATTTATGTACTCGTATTGTCGGGCGGGTTCGGCGCAATCGTATCTTTGTTGCCTGTCTGTGTTGGCGTCTGTGTGTTCTGCTCAGTCGAAATCTGGAACTGGCTTGTGCCATCCATTGATTGACTGCCAGTCATCAGGTAGTTATCGCCAGCACCGATAGGTACATCAGGACGAGGAAACCGCAGGTTGATACGCTCGGTCTTACGGGCGGCAAGGCGGTAGGGGTCGAACTGATCCCTGCACCCTTGGTCGCACACCCGTAGCCCGGGGAAGTTGGGGTCTGGCCCCAATTGCACAAAGGCGCGTTTCATCTTGCATCGGTCGCATATACCGATGGCAATCGAAGTCAGTCCTGTTGTGTCTAAAAATATTGGCATTACGCTGTGTACACCGAAATGTTTGGTGCCCAGTAAATGGGAGAGCGGTCGCGCTCCTCTTGCTCGGCGTTGTAGAGATGCTTCTCGGCCATCTTCTCCAAGTAATTGATGCGATCCATGCCAACCTGCGGCAATTCAAGGCTCATCCTGTGAGCCAGCATCATCTGCACCGCTTCGTACCAACGCTGTGGAATCTCCAACTCGTCAGTCAAAGCGCCCACATCCTCAATCTGACGCGAGTACCAGCAAGTCATCTGCACAAAAGCAGTTGATGGCACAGGCCAAATGTAGATTTCAGGCTTTGGAATCTGGCGATTGAACCAATATTGAAACGGTTGGTTGGCCGTAAAGTTCTTGTTTGGCAGGTTGGTATAGTCGTCACGGTTCAGTGAGGACATCTGCACCTCAAGCGAATTGTTTCCAAAGTACAACTCGCGAACAGACAAAGTCGTGCCGTTGTAGACGCGGCAACGATAGTAGGGGACAGTTTGGCCTGCTTCAATGTCAGTCCAAATCCACTCATTGTTCACAACAGCAACAGAGCCAAGATCAACAAGTGTTGACCATGTCACGTTATCTTCTGACCATTCGTAGATGATTGACCAAGTGCCAGTGGCCGCAGGCAAAATGCCGATTGAGCCAATGTAGGTGGGGTTTGAAACGCCGTAATTGACCGCAATGTTGCCGTTGGCAGATATTTGCGTGCAAATGGTGTCTACATCGCCGTCATACGCGTTTGCAACGACTCCGCCAGCAGAAGTGGTGTATGACCCACTTGGACGATCCATCGTGCGGTACAAGACGTTCCAAAGGTCAATTGAACCTTTAGGCAGTTCGTAGATGTACTTGTCAGGGGTCAGGCCAATCACCAGTTTGGTCATTGTCCAAAATTGAATGCCTCGGTTGCCTAGATCAGACAAGAGGAAATACAGCGATTGGCGGGCAGACAAAACCTGCTCAGAGGTCAACTCTTCGGCAAGTTTCCCACAGCGTCGAGCGCCGTGATCAATCAATGTTTGAACATTGATGACTGTCTGACCTACGGTTCCAGAAAACGCCATGTCTTACCACCTTGAATTGGAAGAATTTTTCTGTGCAGTATTTACTTTGCAATTAGCCAAATTGATTTGTCCACCTTTTTTCAAACCCATTTCAGATCGCATTTGCGATTCTGCTTGCAATGAATCGTATGCGTCTTGAGCATCTTGATCATTTTTGTATTTGAAATAATTGGAACGATTTGGCGAATCCGAGTCAAGCATGACTTCGCTTTGATCCTTGTCTTTGGACAAGGCCCCAGACTCAAAAGTGCTTTTGCTCTTTGAGGGGCCTTCTTTAGACCGCATGACAGAGTACTTGCTCATCTTAGACATCATTTGCTCCTAGCATTTCCAACGTGCAAGCGCCGCCGCCTTACGGGTGGGATTGCCTTTTTCGTCCTTCATCGGCCCAGCCATACCGCTCATTCGAGCGCAGAAAGAGTCCTTGCGTGCGCCTCCCTGTGGCTGGGGTGCTTTTAGGTTTGAACCAGTCTCTCGATTGTACTTCTCGCGACCTTTTTGTGTAAGACCTGCGCCTTGTTTTGTTGGCAAT